TTTCTTATGTCTGTCGTTATTCTACTTTTAAAGGCGCCCAAAAAGTTATTGTTTCAAGTGATAAAGATTTCTTCCAGCTTTTGGATAGCACTACTATTCTTTATCGCCCTATCCAAAAAGTTCTTCTGACACGTAATGATGTGATTGAACAATACGGCATTCATCCTAATAACTTTGCCTTGGCACGTGCGATAGTGGGAGACAAATCGGATAATTTAGGAGGCGTGCCTGGGGTGGGATTGAAAACCGTTTCTAAGCGCTTTGCGTTTTTAAAAGAAGAGCGGGACGTTTTCCTCAAAGAAATAATTGAATTTTGCGACAATCAAGAAAGTACTTTAAAAGTTTATAAGGCGATAGTGGAAAATAAAAAACTAATTAAAGACAATTATAGCCTAATGCAGCTATATAGCCCTAGCTTATCTATCCAGACGCGACAGAGCGTTGATTGGATTTTGAAAGAATTTGAGTTTGGGTTTAACAAAACAGATACAAACATCATGATGATGACAGACGGCATTAGTGAAATTAACTGGTCTTCACTATATGAGGACTTTAACCGTATTCAAAGGGATAATAAATGATGAGTGTACTCGAGATAATTTTACTTACCATAACCGCCGCGCTAGTAACCCGGTGTGCGTTGAGTATGAAACAGTGTAATAAAAAATAATAATACTATTTATTGAGACCGCGGAGGCTCGTGCGATGGGATGGATAAAACCTATGGTGTTTGAAAATAGTAAAATTCCAGTGTGGCTTTCCTATTGCGCTCCCATAAATATCAATGCAGTGAGTTTTGGACCCTTCGTGTGGTGTCGGGGAAAGATTTCGCCCACCACGCGACGGCATGAAACTATTCACTTTTGGCAACAACTCGAAACACTCTTCCTACTTCAGTGGGTGCTTTATGGGTTGTTTTATCTCATAGGACGCTTTACTCACGGAAATTGGAAAACGGCATATTATCGTAACCCCTTTGAAGTGGAAGCTTATACAAATCAAGATGATAAAGAATATATAAAAAAGAGGAAATTTTGTAGCTGGGTTGAATATATAGGAGCACTAAAGAGGTGAAGTGTGTAGTGTTCGCACTTATCTTCTTGTTTTCCACTGCTGCGGTAGGGAAGCCTCCTGCAAGTGGGAAATCTAAATTTTATGATTTCTCCGAACAACTTATCGACGGGGAAATTCGCAAACCTACGGCGCTCTATACAGATGCCCGTCAGAAAGCGAAATTTGACCGTTTGCTGCGCCTGAAGAAAAGCTTTTTGCCCAAGCTTTTTGAAACTTCTCAAGATAAGATTTTTAAATAAAATAATTTAGTTTTTATCTTCAATGACTTATAGAAAATGGGATGACCTAAAGACATTTTGATTGACTTTTAGTACATCGTTATTTATAATTACTCTACCAACAATTGAAATCGAGGTATAATGGAAAATTTAGGCGTATTTGGAAAATCTTTCCAAGAAAATTTATGTAAACTTTTGGTTTACGACCGCTCGTTCTGTGAGCAAATGCAGGAGGTTCTCGAAGTAGGCTTTCTGGAACTTAAATACTTACAAGTTTTTACTCGTAAACTCTTTGAATATAAAGAGGAGTATAAAACTCACCCTACCAATGGAACCTTGAATTCTATTTTTAATACTGAATTGACGGTGGAAAATGATGTCATACAAAAACAAATAAATGATTATTTTGTACGCATTCAGGCTTTCCCCGAGGTAGAGGATTCCGAGTATGTAAAAAGTAAAAGCTTGGATTTCTGCAAAAAGCAAGTCTTGAAAAATGCGATGATGAAGTCAGTACCTCTCCTCAACAAGTGTTCTTTTGAAGAAATTGAAGGGCTAATCTCTGAAGCATTACGACTAGGAGCCGATAACAACTTTGGTTATGATTACATGAAAGATTTTGAGGCGCGTTTTGTGGAAAAATCACGCAATCCTGTTTCTACCAATTGGCACGAGATTGATAAAATCACTAAAGGTGGCTTAGGTACGGGGGAGTTGTGTGTGGTTGTCGCACCCACGGGTGCGGGAAAATCCCACGTGTTGGTACATTTGGGTGCGCAAGCTTTAAAACAAGGCAAAAACGTGGTTCATTTTACCCTGGAATTGGCAGATACTTCTGTTGCCCAGCGCTATGATGCCTGTCTTACCAATGTAAACCTCGACAAC